GCTAGACATAAAAATCCTATAGAGCTCGACGATTCAGGTAGGGCAGTTATATATCTAGTTGAAAACGTAACCTATGACATGGTAGTTAAAAGTAGCGACGGATCACTGATATACAACCAAGACAAAATCAGGTCCGCTCAAACCGTGTATAACGCCTCTACTCACGAAGAAGATGTAGGTTTCGCAGAATTAGATTCTGGAAGTATCGTAGAGTCGATAACCAGCTCAACGTCTGTTAATATAAATTTAGGGAATAGTAGTGATGGCGGACTAAATGTGAAGAATTTAAAATTGGCTACAGATGCATATTTTACTTCACCACATTTCTATACCGGGTCGAGTACATATATTTTAGATTCAAACGGAAATGAGCTACTAAAATTATCAACCAACAGAACTACTAATAGGAAAAACTTAATCACTATATATTGCACTCATTATACGGCAGACGGCACTACCCCAGCATTGCTTATAAACACACAAAACTCAGTTGCAAATATCAGTAAGCTAAGACTCCTAGCTAAGGGTTCTGGATACGTATATTTAAATGGGTATAGGTTTCCAAATACCACAGGCACTGCAGGACAGAAACTTCAAACTAACGGCTCTAAAGTATTAAGTTGGGTGTAGAGGAAGATAAATATGACAATAGGCCTATTTGTTAATCCTAGACAGTATTTTAGAAGTTCATCAGGAACCCCCTATTCTGGATATAAACTATATACATATCTTACAGGAACGACAACCCCTGCTGATACATATGCGGATGCAGATGGCAGCAATGTAAATACCAACCCAATCGTTTTAGATTCTGCAGGATCCTGCGTAATATATTTAACTGAAGACGTAACATATAAGTTTGTCTTAAAAGACCCCACAAATACCTCTACCATATTTACTACAGATCCAGTAGTAGCATATGTTACAGTAGGCTCTCTTGATAGTATTGCAGAAGAAGAGGTGCTAACCACTAAATATGCCCTGGTCGATTGTGACATAAATGAGACATCTACAGACGCTTTGACTTTAAGCCCCAACGGAAGCGGGAATACTTTAATCTCAGATTTAAGCTTGGCTTATAAATATGTAAATTTAAACACTAATAATGTTACCTTCAGTGATGGGAAAGGATTTAGTTGGACTGGTCTATCAGGACCTATTTATAGGTTTTCAGTAACAGGGAGTGCTACTAACTACATAGAAGTAGCCTACGTAGATGATAACTATATAGATTTAAAAGCAGCAGGCGACGACGCTAATATAGATTTGATTATACAATGTAGTGATGCTGGAACACCTATGTATTTTAACAACTACCCTACAGAAGTCCTATTTCCAACGTCCGATGGTTCGGCCGGGCAATACCTTAAATATAACGGAAGCTCTTTGAGCTTTGGAGCATAATGGCTAGACAATCATTACATGCAGAACTACAATTTGTAAACGAAAGAGGCGCCCCTTTAAGTTCTGGAACATTAAGTATCTATATATCTCAGTCGAGAACACTGGCTACATTGTATTCAGACAGCGGACTAACCGTACCTCTAGATAACCCTATAACTTTAAGCTCCAGAGGAAGTTGTAACATATACGTCCCATATAACACTGCGTACTCATATGAACTATTAGACGAGAACGGCAAAAACTACTCAATACCAGGACAGCTAGCTAATATAGACTTCTCAGTATTTGATACATCTACAACTGTAGATGGAGGAGTTAGAACTATTACTGTAACAGAAGCAGAGATCTCAGCCACAAACCTGACTACAGCTACCAATACAGATATGACTATAAACCCTGGAAGCGGAGCATATACTGTCATAGGGTCTCAGACTTTAACGTTAAACTCTTCCAACTTTAATACTAATGGTTATAATCTAGTTTCGAATTCTTTTAATAATCATTTTCAATTCTATGTAAGTAGTGATGGGGCCTTTAACTCATCATCTGATATTTTATCTTTCGCTACCCCGGGATACGCAATATCGAGTTCTTATCTGACATTTAGCAATGCTGCTACAGGTAACGCCCCATCTATAACGTTTAACTCTAGTGCAGCTAATCGCAAAGTAGTAATCTATTCTGGGTATAACCCCGGAAACCTAATACATATAAGCGGGGTAGACTATAAGGCTCCCTCTGGCACTAACACGTATTTAAAGTCTAATGGTGACGGTACTACGTATTGGGAATAATGGCACCCAATAAACCTTTCCATGAGCCAATAAACCAATAAAACAATAAGAAACTTATGGATTTCTTTCAAGTAGCCCAGTATGTAATAGCAACAGTAATATTGCCAGGAGCAATCTATGTATTTCGTGAGATCAGTATGTTAAAAGAACGTGTCCTTCAAAAACCAGATATCCTGGATGTCGAAAAGTTAATAGACTTAAAGCAGCAAGTGTTAGAGTCTAGACAGAAGGACTTAAAGGAAGACCTTACACGTATTGAAGAAAAGATAGATAAATTGCTAGACCGTATTAACCACTAGTCCTAAACAAAACATCGGTCTCCCTAGTCTTTTTCTTTTATAAATATAATAGATAAAAGACCTAGATAGAATTAATCATTGACTTTAGAAGCAGGGAATGCTATATTTAATTTGTAATAACGTTAATAAGTGAGGTGTAAAGCTATATGCTCAGATTAGCAATCAATTATAAACTATCACTAGACGTTAAACATATTACCGTGTAAGGCAGGTGATCCAATATCTCCATGTATACGGACATGCTTAGGTCTCATTAACGGATACCCAAACTAGCTTAGGAGCTTAGCTAGTCCGCCCTTAAGGTGATGTAGTAGTATTACACGAAAACCTTACGCGAAATTAGTGTTAAAGGCATAGCACATGGAAGGATATTAGTAGCTTAGAGTGGTGTTGGGAGATTACCTAGTAGGTAAAAACTATAAGGTCCTGCCAAGAGCTCTAAGAATATATGGAAGTTATTTATTATAGGAGACTCCCGAAAAGCCAGCCCAACTGGCCTAGCCAACGCTCCTACTTAGTAGGCAACAACAGGGGGACTTATACAAGGTACGCTACCTTAATCCTCCTTAGTTATATATTCTACTTTGAACCACTTATGGTGCTTGTAAGCGTCTTCAGGTAGATTCACAATATCTCCCATCTCGAATTCAGCATCGTCAGTTAATTCAGCAGCCATATCCGGGAAAGCATATATAGTAGCTAATAGGCTGTTAGCAAAAGCTTGTCTGTTATCCTTTATTAACAGGGGCTCATCATAGTTATAATCATACTCAACTAACCACAGATGATGCCATTCGTATCTGACAGTCCCGTACTTCTCTTTCATACAAATCCCCACACCTGTCTTAGCTTGGAAATGGAGATCTAAGAAGTTCATCGCTTCATTAAGTCTATCAAAATCAAAACCGTCTCCCCACACATGCATATTACTTATCCTCTTCTCCGTTTTGTTTTTCCTGAGTTACAAAGGCAGTTAAGGCATCCTTAAACATCTCCAAACTCTCCAACGAACCTATTTTAAAGATGTAATATGGTCCAATTTCTGAAGTTGAAATTCTAATATATGAATCTCCAGTATTTGGATATTTGCCGAAAGATATATCATAAATCTGCATATTATTCTCCCTCAACCTTAGAGATGAGTTCTACAGCATCTGACAATAAATAATACTGTATGTAAATTTTTGTAGGTTTAGTATTAGGCGTTAAGGCTCGCTTTATACCTTTAATATCCCTAATAGCTTGCCTTAGAGCTTTCTTACTTGTACTATATTCCATAACAATCACCCATTAAATCTAATGTTACCTATGTCCCACTATCTTATCTATTAAGCCGTAGGCTAAAGCCTCTTCTGGGAACATCCAGTTATCTCTATTGGTGTCTTGCTCTATCTGCTCTACAGTCTTCCCGGTCTGTTTAGCAGTGATGTTATTTAGTCTCTTCTCCAACTTATCCATCATATCTGCCCGAATTTTCACATCAGTAAGTTGCCCATTAGCTCCTCCAGACATTTGATGGATCATGATCTCCGCATTAGGAAGAGCGAATCGTTTGCCTTTAGCGCCGCTAGATAGAATGAAAGCGCCCATAGAGCAAGCAGAACCGACCACTAAAGTGGATACATCGCATTTGATAAACTGCATAGTATCGTATATTGCAAGCCCAGCACTGACAGAACCTCCCGGAGAGTTGATGTATATCTGTATATCTTTGTCTGGGTTTTCAGATTCTAGGAATAGTAATTGCGCTACTACTACCTCAGCTAAAGCATCGGTAACAGGACCGCTTAAGAATATTACCCTCTCTTTTAGAAGTCTGGAGTATATGTCGTAAGATCTTTCACCTTTAGCAGTCTGCTCTATTACGATAGGAACTAAGTTACTCATATTACTTGTACCTCTAATGTTTTCATAACACTACAACCTGTAGTGTCTTAGGATCTAACCCATAAACCGGCTTACCTAACTCTTTAGCGTAATATATCTCGTCAGTAACTCCTACCGACTCTTTCCAACCATCCATCAGACACACTATCACAGCGTCCGACTTCTTAATAAACCTCCTATCTCTAGTTTTCCAATAATCATACCCTTTAGGTAATTGGTCCTTATGATGACACATAGCAATAGGCTCTATCAAGAAAAAGCCTTCCTTAATAAATTCTACCGCTAAATCTGAAGCCTCTTGGTACCTAGCCTCCATGACATCTTTATCTGGGTGGCTGTATGGAGAAGCCCAATAATAGTCAATAGATTTGTCTAAAGTGGTAAAATGCTTCATAATACTTCAATATCATCACTCATATTAAGTAACGCTTCTCGTATCTCTTGGTGTAAAGCCGGATCTGATATGCTCTCTTCTTTAGACATCTTATATAATAACTTATTTGTAACAGTAGGGCTAAGTTTTCTCATAGAGAGTAAGTAATTCCCATACTGTATTCTATATGAACATCCCTTGTAGTTAAAGTTGAGAGTGTCATATCCTGGCTCCCTAGACGTATTAAAATTAGCGACTAAGAAATCATTGAAATCTCTATCACTCTTATGAGCGTCTCGCTCTTCCTGAATCTTCTTGGCGTACTCAGATAACTTCATCTTTTACCTCTTGCTATCTAACATATTATATAAGTGTACGTCCCCGTTATCCTTAATGGCCTTGTCTTCCTTAGATGCTCCAGCCCTACGATAGAACTCTAGCTTAGCACACTCTAGGATGCCTACCACGCTGTTTATTACCTCATAAGGTAGCCCCTTAGCCTTAAGGTCGAAGTCGTCTCCTAGAGCCTTATACGCAGCCTCAGAGGCATAGTGAAGAAGCAGCTCAGTAATGAGGTAGTTCATGTCCCCACACTTAAGTGTATTATCACTCATGTACTGTCTAAGCCTTTCAAGCCCTTCTTCCCTTAACGCTATTCTTTTATCGTGTGCTATATACGGCATACTACACCTTATAAATCAAACACCATATCGTCATATTCATCTAAAGAAGCCCCTATACTGTCATTAGAGCCTTCTGGTTTCAACTGCTTCTTCTCTTTCTTAAGAGTTTTAATCTCTTTTTTCAGCTCGTGATACCTGTCTTCCATATACTCTATATCTTTGTTTTGCTGTAGAGTCTTCTCCATTCGATTTACACCAGTTTGAACTTCTTCAATTAAACTAGCTAGATGTCTCCTAGTAACTGCTAGATTGGGGTCTGAGTGGTCTTTTATAGCTTCTAGAGCAGCTCTCATCTCTTCTAAAGCGCTACATACATATCTATGGAACATCTTCATTTATCCTCAGTAATATCGTACATGTTTTCTGGAACTTCCTGTTTACACCTGCCGCGCAAGACTTCGTCTGAGCACTCCTCTTTGCGTTGAAGACAACGCCCGCAACCAGAGCCCGCTTGAGGTTCTGAGCAGTCACACTGCATACAGAAACAGTAGTTCTCTCCATCTATCATACAGGTCTCCATTTAGGTGTAAGCTTAGCTATAACCTTATCTACTAAGACAGCACACTTAAAGTGCCTTCTAATCGTCAGCCAGTTTCTTAGTTTGTTTAGATAGCCTATCATATTATGCCTCTATTTCAAATCTTTTCTTTTACTAGCTTCTTCTCTAATTAGTTCTGGGTAATTACCCTTATTTAATCTATTATCAATAGCAGAACCGTTCAGTTGAGCATCTCTAAGTACCAATAGAGAACATATAGCTGCATCTATATGGTAGGCTCCAGTGCTACTTTCAGGATCCACATCCTCACCTTCTAAGTAGGAAAATATATGTCCTATGGCAGCTCTACAGTAAGTCCTACATTGTATAGGAGCTTCTTTATTTCTCCAATTCTGAGGCCCATATTTATTTGCACCATCTTGCATACATACTGCAACTTTAACTAGAGCAGTTATAGGTAGTAATGTTAAATCTGGCTTATAAGATCCTGCAATTTCTTTAGGGTTAATCCCAACGCTTTTAATATTATCTTGTAGTTCTTTATAGGGTTTACTCATCCTCAGCATCCTCGTCTAACTGATGTACGTTCATTAGTTCTTCTAATGCTTCTATGGCTAGGTATTGTAGCTCAGGGTCATCCTCTGCTAAGGCAGCTATCAAGGCAGCAAGGTTAGTGAGCTGCACTACTTTTCCATGCTTAGTAAGTAGGAACCTCTCATCGCTAACCCACCACTCGAAAGTAGACCAGTCGTCACTAGTAGCCTGCATCATGATAGCATTGACAGGAGGTAGCTTGGACTTACCCTTACGAGCCTTCAAGACCTTCTTCCCAGATTTATACTCTGAGAAATCTATTAGTTGGAACTTATCTGTGCTCACTATTTCACCAACCCTTTAGGAGTAACATAATGTACCGAGGCACAACCTTTACATCTAATCTGCTGCTGCCTGACTCCAGCAGTTGTTAACCTAGTGCCATTCTTCACGTAAGACTTATTACCGCATTCACATCTGAAATCACTAAGTGTTTGTTTTACCTTAGGTTTCTTAGTTATATATGGTAATATCCTGATAAACAATTGCTCTAAAGATACAACATCTTGTTTACCATAAGCTTTAAAGTCCTTTAGAACTTTCTTATCTTTTAATAATAACCCAACCCAGGTTTTAAATCCACCACTTTCTTTCTTATGAGATACTTTAAAGTACTTACAGCAATAGCTTAAGGTGTACTTCATCAGTTTAAAGTGTTTCTTACAAGCTCTCATAGTATCGGTAGACTCTTTAGGAGCTAAGGCTGGGAGGTTGTGATAAGCAAGTCTCTGCTGTACCCATCTCCAATCAAAGCTGTCTCCGTTATGATAGACTACCCAGTCAGCCTTGTCCACTATTTCTACAAAGGTTTTGAGGATAGCTTTATCGTCTGACTTATTCAAGTCTGCAAGTAAAACTTTGACGTTGCTATCCCCATACCATTTGTACTGGATAGAGGCTATGTAAGGGTCAGATATTAGTTGGTCCTCACACAAAGTCTGCTTACCTGTGTGGTAGGTAGCAGCTAAGGCAGGGACTGTTTCTATATCGAACACCAAGACGTTTAGGCCATCTAAGGCTTTGTCCTTCTTGTACATATTATTTACCCTTTAACCTATCTGCTACATCTTTAGGGTGTAAGTATAGGTCTTTCCCTGACATGAAGTCCTCGATTTCTTTGGGGGTGAGGAGATTAGAGCATGCTGCATTAGCGCTCTCTTTTAACATCTCAGAGATAGCTGTAGTAAGTTCTATTAGCTCACTGCCTTTACCGCCTACACTGCTTACGGAGTAGTCGTGGAACATTAATATAGTGCCTGGATCCATCTTAATAGTATCTCCTGTGCAGGCAATGATAGCTGCCATACTGAAGGCTCCACCAGTAATCTCTACCTCTACTCTAGCTTTAGTGTTAAGTAGGGCGTTAACTAATGGGATGCCCCCAAGCACTGAGCCTCCAGGGGAGTTAATCTTAAGGACTATTGTTTGGTCAGCACTTAAGGAATCTAACATGTTAATGATATCGGTGTAAGCTCCTGGACCTTCTATTTGGGAATCTAGGTTAAGGACTATTCTCTCTTTAGGTTGTAATAGCTTAGCTTCTACTTTATATGGATCATTAGATATAGCTTCGATATTGTCAGTATTAACTTTAGCGTTCGACCTCTCAGAATATACAGCTAGCGTTAAGAACACTACAGCCAGGATGAAGCATGTTTTATAGGTGAGCCATTTTAACATTATACGTCTTTCCTCTTATTTATTATTTAACTTAAGTTCTCTCGCCCGCAGAGCCTCAGGCTCGTTAGCTTTCTTTGAAAGCCAAAGGAACTGCGAGTTCTCTCGCCCACTCTTCAGGTAAAACCTTATGGGCCCACGGTATATTGTTCTTATCGCACCAGTCAGCATAGGTAGTATCTGACTTCTTAGATATCCTTGCATTAGCATTAGAGAAGACTATCCTTAAGTCTAGGTCTGGATGCTGGGAAAGTACAAGCTTAATCTTGTTCCTGTCCTCGGCTACCCATCTCCCTTTAGTCTCTATTATCATCTTAGTTCCGTCTTTCTTATCTAAAACAAAATCAGGTGTGTACTTACGCTTCTTTGCTGGCTGAGTAAACTGTAAAGTTAGCTCCTCAAAGGTGTACTTGAAGCCTGCGTTAGTTAGCCTCTCAGCAAATAACTCCTCTAAGCCTGACCTGAATCCATACTTCTTACCTACCTGTTCCTGACTTAGAGGTTTTCTTCTTGTTCTTTTTGGGTTTGGCATTATCTTTCCTCTCAGTCTTCTGTTTAGTTTGCTTATAGACTAACCATGCCATATCGTTCTCTAACTTAGATATGATAATTCTCAGCTGATAGATGGAGCTTTCTAAATCTTTCCCTAGATATACCTGAGCTACAGCTGGACAGCCTCCGTTCTCCGCTCTCTCCAAGAAAAGATAGTGTTTCTTATTGTCTAGACTATCAACTCCTGATATAGAGTATGTGTGTACGTCTGACTTCTTAGTTTTCATCTGATGCTAAGTCCTTGTTCCACCTAGAGATTTCGTTTGTTTCTTCCCACAACTCTATGTCGTTAACGAGATCTAACAACCTCTCAGTGTCTTCCTTATCTAGCATATCCTCTTCATCGAACTTCTCCATTAAAAGGTCTACTTCTTCTAAGGCTAAGTCGTATTCTTTAACGTTATTAATCTTCATAAGTATATCTGCCCATGTGCTGAAGTGTTATCTTGGTTAGCTACTACCCTGTATACGCACTTATCTCCCTTAAATACTTCAAGCTTTCTTTGCTCAACATTAGAGTCTAAAGCTTTTAAGGCTCCTGTCAAGGTCCAGTAGTATGTCATAGACTTACCAGCTTTAAGCTTATATTTAGCAAACCTCTGTTTAAGATACTTATCTATCATACTAAATCTATAGCCTCTACCATTAAATCTGAGAAGTCGTTAATAGTCATGCCCCTACCTGACTTTTTAAATCTTGAAGATTTTTAATAATCTCATTTAACTCTTCAAAGGTCTTAATTTCATATAGAAATACAGTATGGTGGGTGCTACATATTTCATATGGCGGCCCCGGTTCCATAAAGTTCATCACCATATGGTCTCCGTATAGCCCAATATCTACGAGAGATTTAGTAGTCATAATCAACTCCATGCAAACTTAAGAACTCTTTCATTTGTTTCTGCATACTACCTAAGCAGTTGAGCATTTTAGCTTGTAGCTCTTCATCTCTATAGACTCTGTGGATAGCTCCCTTAGCTGACTCAGGCATCCTAGGGTCATAGGTCACGAAGTCACACCATCTTCTGCCAGTCACTAACATCTGGAATTGCATCTGCACAATATAATCCTTCTTAGGGCCTTCCATTGTATACTGGATGTGCCACTTACTGGAAGGACATTTTATCTCGATAAGACCATCACCATTAACAAGGCCGTCTGGGCTACACCCAATGCCAGCATTAAAATCGGCGACACAGAAACCAACTTCTTGTACCAACTTACCTTTAGTTTGCGTGTACCAGTTACGAGCTTCTTCTTCATGTTCTATTCCCCATAGCATATATTCGTTAGGTTCTATTTTGTCTTGTGTCCCAGTCAGAATCTCGGATATGAGCTTATACATATAAGGCTTTCTGAAGTTGGGGGTGAGGATATTCTGCGCTGCGCTGGCAGTTACCTTACCTTTCCGTATCTCGTACCACTCCTCAGAGCGCTGTTCCATATTATAAATAATCAAGATTTATCTCCGTAATAGAATTCAAACTCATGTTTATCGTGATAAAAATCACGTGCTTTATGCAGAAGTCTTTGTATTCTCTCTATGCTCGGATCTACAGAGTTGGTCATGTTTAAACATTTAGTTTCTAAATCATTGACAGCGGTCTGTAGGTAGTGTAAATCCTCTTTAGTGATAGGCATATTATATATTATCATTAGGGACCTCTTTCACTTAGCAGTCGTTCCTAGGTCTTGAGTTGCTTGTTTACGTCTGACTAATCTAGCAGTAATCTCTTCGGCCATATCTAAGACTTTGGCTAACTCGTCAGCTTTACCTGCCATAACTAGGTCAGCAGCTACTTTGAGCGAGCTTTGCTTTACAATTAATAACTGTCTGAACGCGTCATCTGCTTTATCGTAACTCATTATATCTTCTCCAGTAACAATCTTAAACATTCTAAACCTAGGCAGCAGCCTGCTACAATCCCTACAAAGATAATCGGTAGCGCTATGACTACTCCAGTAGTTATTAGGATGGCTTTAATCCAATCTAATATTGATATACCTAACAAAGACATCACCAACCGCCCAGTAAAGCACTTAACTTATTAAATGCTTCTTGTTCTTTACCTTCATTAATCATCTCTAAAGGGGATTTGCCGTCTAATATAGGCATATGTCTTTCCATGAACTCTTCTAGGTTATCTACCCCTGCTCTATATTGAACAAGATGTCTCCACTTAGCTACTTGCTTAGGAGTCATCGTTAATTCATCAATATTATAATTGTTGCTACGACTGCTAAGAACACTACTGTACATAGAAGTTTAGCAAAAGCTACTCCTAATGTTACTTTGACAGAATCCCAAAAAGACATCTTGATTTCATGTTTCATTTTTCAGTATCCCCTCTTGCATAAACTCACCATTATCTTCTACAAAATATCCCTTTCCAGTATCTTCATCTATCCACTCAGCTCGTTTGATGCTAGACAGATTAGAGAATATTTGTAGTGCTGTTTGATAGTCTTTACACCTAACTCCGTCCCAATGATTCAGATCTGTTGTCCACTGTACTCTATACATTTGATTTTAACTCTTTATCTGATGGGTCTAACCAATACGTCCTGTCTTCTAGAGTTACGCTCTTAGACCAGTAGTCCATAGTAGAAGCCTCTACTGTAACACGAACGCCTGGGCATGTCAACTGCAGTGCTTTACACATAATGAGTGCTATATCTTCTATGTACCCCCACTTATTCTCACACTTCCTCACCGCAAAGATAATCTCGTCGTGGATAAATGCTAATGGGATAACGTCCTCGTGTCTATAGTACTTTTCCACCATCCAAGCTGCCGCCCTTTTAGCTCCCATCGCTCCTGGAGTCTGCATCAGTAGTCCATTACATAATTCCGTATATGTACACCAATCTCTGGTGACCCCGTGTGTGCTATACCTGTGTGCTGGGTGGTCCTCCCATTCCCTAAAATCATTCTTCTTTTTCCTAATTTCACCAGTCTGGTATTTTTCGTGGTGGTTCCTTAAAAATGTTTTCAGCTCCGGATACTTAGTTAGTAGTAGTCTATCTACGTCCATAACTTCGTCATAAGTAAGAGCCCAAGAAGTTTTGCCTATCCTCCTCTTTCTAACGTTAGGATACTTAGACCTTAGCGCCGATACTAAATTATCGATTTCCCACTCTTTATCAGAAACATGTAGCTCTTTGTATTTTAGAAATATCCCGTGGCCATTAATTAACCCTCTCATAACGTCAATACCTTCTCCGCCAGGCCTCCCCAACCCTACTTCTTTTGCTACAGTTCTGATGTCTTTGAACTCCCCTTCCTTCTTTTTAGCTTTGAATTCTTCATAAGAAATGAATTTACGTAACTTCTTAGTTAGGATTTCAGCTCCTAGCACTGAGTGGGGATCTACTGGTCTATCTCCTGAGTTTAACATTTCTGCCATCTTTGAGTATCCTACAAGCCTCAACAGTTGGCTAGCGACTGCTATTAACTCTAACGCTGCGTAATCAATACTAACAAACTCAAACCCTTCAGGAGGGATAAAGCAGTTTCTTACGTCCCAAGTAACTCCAGATAACGATCTCGGCATCTGTTGTATATTGACACTAGGATAAAAAGAACAAGACCTAGCGGAAGACCTACCAGAAGAAACAATGCTATTATACTCTGTACGAATAACAGGGTCAGCAAGTAATAGCCTCTTAACAAAAGCAGTGTATGCCTTCTCATACTCACCTATGTCCTTAAACGCTTTAAGAACCTTATCCTCTGGATTAGTTTCAAGATATGAGTCCATAGCCTCATCTGAGGTGGCGATTGTGTTTTTCGCTGTGTACCTTGGCGTTTTGCAACTCTCTTTGATGTGGTCTCTGAGTTTCTTTTGTTTCTTTTTGAGCGTACCTGTTTTCGGGTGGCGTTCTGCATAGCCTTCACTTATTAGAAAATCATACCTAGGGTTAAGATGTTCTAAAATCTCTTTCTCTAATAGTTCCACTCTATCCTTGGCTACTAACATCCCAGTCTTGCCCATTAAGTTTAACGTAAACTCAGCTAAGATGTGGTCTTTATACTCTAAGTTAGGATGTAACTCCATGTATTTATTGTACAGTTTAAGGGCCCATCTTGAATCTTCTAACGAATAATCTATAGCTGGCTTAGGCCAAAGCTCTAAAGGAATATCTTCCAGGATTTTGTAGTTAATTCTCCAAGAGAAAACTTTATTCTTTTTAGTCTCTGAGATGTCAGTCTCAAAGTACTTCTTAACTAAATCTGCTAAGCCTTTTCTTTCTTGCTTAACTTTAGAGATGTTGTTTATAAGCTGTTGGTATAGCATAGTGCAGAACCATTTCTGCTTATAAAAAGAATCCCAAAGTTGCTTACGCAAATTGGGAAACCAATCTTCCGTGACTATACTCTCAAACCGTATGTTGTGTGCCACTATGAGGTGGTCAGGATCTGCCAACAGGCTTGAAAGTATAGATTCCATTTCTAATGCCCCTACCGCTATTCCTTCACCTAGTGACCCGCTATATGATAGGCAGATAGGTTTAGGGTAGGGGAACTCGTTGCATATCTGATGGGTTTCAAAGTCAATAGCGGTAACTTTACTAAACCTTTTCATGATATGCTTCTATTATAACCCTCTTTCTTCAGCTTCGATGAGAGCTTCTAAAGCACTAATTTTAGGACTATCTGAACTGGTTTGTCCTTTCTTAGAGTTCTTATACTCGCCATCGAGGTTGATGTTAAGGTTCTTAAGCTGGATAGCTTTACCGCCTTGGAAGTACAAGGAACCATTAGATGCCTGCTTCAAAGTGATATCGAATCTAGCTTGACCTGAGTCACCGTCTCTACTGTCGAATCTCGGAAAGGTGTCTAAGGTTTGACCTGTTTGATCCATAGCAGCTACTGGGATTTTACCGTCTTTCAATGAATGGTAGAATGTTAATCGGTAATCTCCATTAGGGAGTAGCTCTTGTTCGCCTGTATCTTTATTAGTCACTACTGTAACAATACGTTTAGAATTAACAGCTTTAATCCACTCTTTGATGTCCTTACCTTCCTGTGTAGCACCACTAACTTGGACTGTGATACCAAACTTAAGGACTTTATTACCTGTAGGTTTACCATCAGCACCTTTCTCATCTACTCTAGCGACAGACATAAATTTAATATCGCTGTATGGGATTACTTTTGATACTTCTACGTGTTTACTTGTTTTCATTTTCATTTGCTCTTGTGTCATTGTCTATTTTCCTCTATAATATAACGTTAATGTACATTGACAAAGGTAACCATACAACATTTGGTCTCCTAAGTCAATAGTATTTATTTAAAAAGATTGTAACCTATTGATTTCACCCAAGATATAGTTCACTGCGTGCAGGATACTAATCATATCTAGACTCAAAGTTAATAATAACCCTCCGAAAAATATGGGGGTGAGGTCTACTCTGTGACTTGACAGTATCATTAAATACATTATAGTTAACCTTCTATCTCCCATTAAAGTATCTGTTAAAGTGTTCTTTCATCTGCTCAGAGGTTAGCCAGATGTTTCTACCATTAAGTAACCTGTTCCACTCATCTTTAGTTAAGAAGTTATGTAAGTCTAGCATCTTAAATAGTTTAACATCTTCATCGAAAGCTTCCTTATATTGTGGGTATTTCTTGACGTACTCCCTACCTATGGCGCAGGTCCCTGCTTCACACGGTACTTGAGATATGTGGAACATTACTAGGGAGCCTCTAACTAAGTGTATATCATCTCCAGCCATTAATATGAAAGCTCCATTACTTAGGCATTGGTCTACGCATCTAGTCATTACTTCAGCATTGCTGACTTTGATAGTATCTATCACAGCATTCCCTAAGTAGTTGTATCCTCCTAAGGAATTGATATTGATAATAACTCTGTCTTTAATGTCAGCTGCGAGTAGTGTACGTACTACCTTATCTACCTCGTGTGCTGTAAGCTCTGTCGGTTTGTTCTCTTCTCCTAGCCATACTTCGTAGTCCTTAGCAAAGCATGATACTGATACTAGTAGCAATACTGCTAAGGCTAATATTTTAATTCTCATCTTTAGGTGGTTCCTCGTTGTTGTCTGTTGAGTATTCTAAGTAAAATAAATCTTCTGGTGTACATACTAAAGCTAATGGGTCCTGTTCCTCTGGATCAAACTGTGGGTAGTATGTGATATCTATCCTTTCAAGAAGTTTAGATTGTATTAAGTCGAATATCTTACCCTCTAAGTCTCTGATACCGAACTTACTATTATGCACAGATTCACTCAGCTTGTCAATGTCTTCCATTGTTACTTCAACAGTAGGTAATAGGTTGTAGTACTTAGCTAGAGCTGAGCCTTTCTTCTCTGTAAGTAATTGTTTAATCTCATCTTTAGTGAGCTTTTCAGTCTTACAGATAGATACTATACGGCTAACAATCTCGGGCATTACCCCTTCTTTAACTAACAACTCTCTCCATTTAATTACATCTACCTCCGTTTTAATTGGGGCTCCTATGAACCCTGGAGAGAGTGTTGTACTAGGCTTGTCGTTGTTAAACAAATGGTCAAGTGCTCCGCTTAATATGATTAGGCTGTTATTTACTAACTGTCTATCTCTTTCTTGGGATGCAAAGCTGTCATGTTTACCGAAGTGCACATCCGCACAGTACCTAGAGTCTAACAAATCTAGTAAGGATGCTTGGGTATTCTCATGGAAGTTCCCACTAGACGATGAGTCTTTACCTTTGCCTAATTTATCGAACTCGTCAAGAATGATTATTCCTGGTGAGCCAGCATCTCGTAGTTGATACTTTAAGTTCTGTAGGAAGTCTTCTATATCGTTACCTGCATATCCTGTGGGAGTAATACTAGTGCAGTCTACACGTATGAAAGGTACGTTTAAGTACTCAGCTAACTGGAATGCCATTTCTGTTTTACCGCTACCTGTTGGGCCTATCAACATAGCATTTAGTTTCGGGAGGTCTGTGTCGGGGTAGTTATGTTTAATCATCTCTAACTTTAAAGAGAATAGGTACCCTAATATTGACAGTTTTTCCTTACAGTCTTTCTGCCCTACAATTCTTTGCTCTAAGTGATGGTAGATTTCATTAGGTGTTGCTGCCATATTAGACCTTATCTGTTTTGTCGTTGTTAATTATGCATCGATATATCTTGAACTGCGATTTAATTATGTTGCTGTGCATTATCTCGGGAATTCCAGTTAATGCTATCTCTAACCACTCAGCTCGATATTGTTCGGCTTCTTCTTTAGTGTCGAAGACTGCTGTGTCCGATTCTGTTTTGTAGTGGTTGAACACTAACCATTTAATATCATTTTCCATGTGTATATCCTCTTCTAGCTCTTATCCCATATTTGGCGGCTATGTGGTGGACATATCTAATAGAGACTCCTGCCTGGTCTGCTATTTCTTGTCTAGTCAATTCTCTTTTAATAAGCAGCCTCATAACTTTAAGGTGTATTTCCCTAGGAAACTTATTTGGTGGTCCTTTTCTTAATACCGCACTAACCTGTATCATTTTCAAATTATCTAATGTATTTATAAGATCGGTATTACTCATTGGTATGTTCCTACATATCTACTAAATCTGTTGAGTATTGTTACTAAGTTATAATCTTCTATTACCCACTCTCTTGGCCAGATAGGTCCTAGTGGGTTATAGGTAGGCTCTGGTCCAAAGTATTCCCTACCTGTCTCTGAGAAATATTCCTCTGCTTTCTTTCTGTATGTGTATTGTGTAGTGCAACTCTTGCATAGGTCGTTCCTGTTGTACTTGGCACTACTTAGTTTAAC